TTTAGATAATATAGAACAAATTTCTAAAGATGAACAAGATAATGAATATAAAAAACCTTATATAGTTAGCTTTAATCAGGATTGCGATAATAGTCATCTAGAATTTTTCACTAACAAAGAAGAAAGAGACAATTATTTTGAAGGAATTGTAAAAAGATTAATTAGGTAAATAAAATGAAAATAAAAAGATATAAAAATAACATCATAGTTAGTTCTATTGGTGTTTCTCAGAAAATAAGAGCAACAGAACAAGAATATGTTGATGAGCAATTTAAGTTATTAAATAAAAAAATAGAAATATTAGAAAAAAACACAAAAATAAATCGTTATAATGTGGAAGATTCATTTATGAGTATTCTTCCAATTACAGAACAAGAATATGTTGATACGGAATTTAAAAAGACCAAAAAAGAAATTAGTAAAAATTTTAATATATTAGAAGAAAAAATAGAAATATTACAAATATTAAATAAGCAAGAATATATTCTTATAGATCCTAAAACAGGGTTTCGAAAAGAAAAAAGTAATGATTGGATTTCTCCTAAAGACGCTAGGGAATGGGCAAGAAAAGAAGGTTATTTTTATGTTCAAACATTTGAAAGAAATGGAGAACTTTGGGTAAAGGATGGAAAAGGTAAATAAGATGAAAGTATATGAAGCATTAAAAGAAATGATAGAAAATAAACAACTTATAAAGCATGAAAATCAAGTATATTATTATACTCATACAGAAGAAGGAGTACCGATAGTATTAAGTAAATGGTGGTTTAGCAAACGGTCATCAAGCAATAGTAAAACATGGGAAGATACTTATTCTGGTATTAATCTTAGTAGAAAAAGAAAAAGTTGGGAAATATTGGGAACATGGGAAGAAGTAAAGAAAAAGAAAAAATATAAAGATTTGATAAATAAAGGAGAAATAGAATGAGTTTTTAATTCTTTCAGAGGATAATAAATGAAATGGAAAGACCCTTATATAGAATATCCGCAAATAAATAGATGGATATTGTTAATTGATAAAGATATAGGTATTACTACTGCTAAAATTAAATCTTATTTTGTAACTTTTCCTTCTGATCCAGAACATGACCAACATATTCCTATAGGCTGTTGGCCTTATCGTTTTGATAGATATATTTATATGGAGGAATTAACTGATACTCTTACAATTGAAAAGTTTCATTCAAACTATTTAATAAAGAAAAAATATAAGGAGAAATAAAATGAAATATAAAAATATAGATTTAGAATTACCGCCATTAGGTGAAATTCTTATGATTGAAGATGTTACTCAAAAAAAAACATTCGGATATTTTTATTTAGAGGAAAACAAAAAAGAATTTCATAGCTTATTATCTAATGATTATATAAAGACAGAAAATATTTTATATTGGGCTTATTTACCTAAATTTAATTTAATTAAAGAAACAAAGTCTCCAATCGGAATTATGGTTATAATGAGCTATATAAACAAAAACGGCAATAGATTATATTATAAAGGGATTAATGTAAAAAATTATCTTCCAAATTTTGATGGGTGTGAAGCAGATAGCTGGATAGAGCTAGAAAAACTTCAAAGAGAATAATGTTTAAGCTTGAACTCAGTCCCAAACAACAACTAACACTTACCGATTCTGATGCCAGACTCAATATATGGGAAGGGGCAGTCAGATCAGGCAAGTCATATGTCTCATTAGTTAGATGGTTAAAGTTTGTTCAAACAGCTCCTCCGGGCAAGTTAGTAATGGTTGGTCATACTCAAGATACAATTGAGTTAAATATTGTCGATCCGATTTTAGATTTAATAGGGGCAGATGCAAGACATTATACCGGCAAACGGGAGCTGAAATTATGGAAAAGAACAATTAAACTTGTTGGGGCAAGCGATCAGAGAGCAGAAAGAAAAATTCAAGGACCGACTTTTTCAGGTGCTTATGTAGATGAAATAACTTTAATTCCTGAGGGTTTTTGGGCAATGCTGCTTTCAAGACTTTCAAAAACAGGAGCATATCTTTTTGGAACAACTAATCCCGATACACCTTTTCACTGGCTTAAAAGAACTGTTTTAGATAGGAAAGACGAACTTAATAAAACTTCTAATCATATTAAACATTGGAAGTTTAATTTAGAAGATAATCCTTCTCTTTCAGAAGAATATAAAAATAATCTTAAAGCAGAATATCAAGGACTTTGGTATAGAAGGTATATTAATGGCGAATGGTGCTTGGCTGAAGGAGCTATTTATGATTTCTTTGATGAAGAACTACACTGTATTAATTTTAATACCAATCTCGCTAACTATTATATTGTGGGTGTTGATTATGGTACTTCTAATCCGACAGCGTTTACCATGATAGGATATAATCCGACTACGTATCCTAATATGTGGGTAGAAAAAGAATACTACTATGATAGCTTAAAACATTTTAGACAAAAGACTGATTTAGAATATGCTGATGATCTAAAGAAATTTACAAAAGACCATATTATTAAAGATATTTATGTTGATCCATCGGCCGAGAGTTTTAAAGTAGAGTGCAGAAGATCAGGAATAAGGAACATTGTTGACGCTAAAAATGATGTGATAGACGGAATTAGATTTGTATCGGGACTAATCACACATGGTACTTTAAAAATAGTTAAAGCATGCAAGAATTTAAGACGGGAGTTTCAAAGTTATAGCTGGGATTCTAAATGCAGAGAGTTGGGAGTTGATAAGCCATTGAAGAGGAATGATCATTTGTGTGACTCACTTCGTTATGCTTTATTTACTCATTTTGGGCAGAATCTCGGTAAAGAGAACAGACTAACAAAAGATAGATTAAAAGAAATGAAAAGAAAATATTTAGGAGAATTTTAAAAAAGGAGAAATATTATGAAAATAGGACGTGTGGCTAGAGCAGTGGGCCGTTAACCCTCATGTCGTAGGTTCAAGTCCTACCTCTAACGAATAAATAAAAGTATTAATTTAAAGTTGGATTTCCTAAAATGATTCATCTAATCTTTCTTGTAAAAGTTCCATTTCTATAGAATTTCTAAGACATTTTAGATCATCATAATTATTTCCTGCTTTTAGATATAATTCTCTATTTATTTCAAGACTATGTTGATATGCAAAAACATATCGTGCAGCATTTAAAAATTTATAATTAATATTCCTGATATTATCAATAAGTCTATTTTTATTATTTTTAAGTGAAGAGCTGTTTTCTATGTAAAACTGTGCCATTGTATTGTAGTATTCTAAAAAAGTATTAATTTTTTGTGAAGTTATAGATGAATTAGCATTTAATCGATATATACTTCTGATAACATCGGTTTGCTGATTTGATTCTCTTATTCCATTAATTGACATATTTCCTCCTTTTAAAAAAAATAGATTATAATAAAATGACTTAACCTAACCTAACCTAACCCAACCTAACCCAACCCAATTGAACATAACTAAACCTAACTCAACTCAACCTAACTTAACATAACCCAACATAACTTAATTCAACTAAACCTAACGTAACTCAACCTAACTAAACCAAACCAAACCCAATCTAACTTAACTAAACTCATATAACTCTGCTTTCTTGTAAAGAACATAACTTAACCTAACTTAACAAAACTTAACGTAACTCAACCTAACCCAACATAACTTATATAACTCTGCTTCCTTGTAAAGGACATAACCTAACTCAACTAAACCTAACGTAACTCAACCTAACTCAACTAAACCTAATCTAACCTAACCAAACCTAACTTAACTCAACTCATATAAGTTCATAGCTTATTATTTTAAATCTTCCATTACCCCAATTTCTGCCGTCTCCTATACCATTATAAAGACCGGCCGCTTCTACTATTTGTTCCATGTGATCATGTGATATTAGTCTGTCATCCCAGCGAATAACAAATATTATTTCCCAGCCTGGAGATGACGCTATTCTATATCTAATATTTTTACCTTTTGTATTTGGGTTTGTAACTCCACATATATCGAGATATACCGGATCTTCTGAATTTTTTGTTAGATCCTTTTCCTTAGGCATTTCTCTATTTATTACGTATATTTTTGAATCTATGACAGTTAAACAACTAATTAATTTTGCTTTTAAAGTTCCTCTGCCTATCTTAATATTTTTTGCACCTTCTCTAAGTGCTGCAAATATATAAGTATCCTTAACATATAATCTTTTTTTATTATCTACAAGAACTGTATCTTTCCATTCTTCCGAATTATTTCCAACTTTTCCGGAAATGCTTTTTCTATCCATTGATAGAACGTTTTCATTGAATGCATGCCATATTAATGGTTTTGTACCCTTTATCTTTACTTCCGCTGTTTTCATATGTTTCTCCTTTTAAAATACAATAGTATATAAT